GACTTGTAGGGAATGGACCCGGCCTTGATGGTCGCTTTTGGGGGCGGGCCGCTCCCGTCCACGGTGTCGATTTCAAAAACGCCACAGTCAAGCACACGGTCTTTCCCGTTGGATTCCCAATTCTTTTGAACGATGACGGCGGAGATTTCCACGCCCTTTGACGCGCCGGGCGTGTTCAGCCAGTTTCCCAGCCACACGCCCTCGCGGTCATCAAGCGATAATTGCAGGTCGTCCGTTTTATCCTCTTCGTTGTCCGTGTAGGTCAGCGAAAGAAGATGCTTGTTTATGTCGGTCGAAATGTCCACCCCCGCAAAGGTCAGGCGGACAGCGGTTCTTCGTGCATTCATTCGGCAGTCCCTCGCTTCCACGGCGGCAGGTCAGAGGAAAACCTCGTTTCCGGCTCTGGAACTGTCAGCGTGATTCCAGCGGGAAAAACGAAAGTGCGGCGGTACTGCGGGTTCAGCTTCATAAGCCGGTCTGTGTAGGCTTCGTCGCCCAATGTCTTATAGGCGATGCCGTCCCACATATCCCCGGCTATGGTGGTGTATTTAGTCATAGTTCCGCCGCCTTTCGTCGTCCTGTCTTTGCCGCTCCCGCTCGTCGATTTCGTCCAACAACTCTTCGTCGTGGCGGCGTAGCATTTCTTCAATGTCCTGTG